GAAGATGATTATGATTTAACTTCTTCTTTTTTAGATAAACAATCTTTATTAAAAGATGATGAGCGTAGACATATAAAAGTTTTACATAAACCAACGGGAAAAATATTTTCTGGAAAGTTATATGGTAAATGCGCTGGTATTCCTGATAAGTATGTATTTTCTATGCGAGAGGTGATAGATAATAAGGAAGTTGAGCCATTGAAGACTAAGATCTTTAAATTGTCAGATCTTGTGAAGAAAAAATAAATATCATAACTAAATTATTAATAAAGGAAACTAATGGTAAAGAAAATGGCACCGCGACGGGTAAAGATTTGTCCAGGATGTCCCTCAAAAGGATTGGATTTTGATGTGACTCCACAATTTAATTTCGTTCCAGAGAAAAAACGAGATACTAAAAAAATTACAATTATCAGTGATGTAAAAAATCATATTAAAGGAAAGATTTCATCATTGTTTTAATAAAATAAGAGATTATAGTTTTTTGTATACTATAATCTCTTATTTTTATAAATCTAAATCATATGTATCTAAATTAATCATCTATAAATGTAATGTATCATGCTCTTTATCGAATTTCTATTCTATTTTCTTTATTCTTCCTTCAATTTGTGACCAATTTTTATTTGCATGATTTATTGTATCTACCATGTGATTAATTACATTTTTTTGTTTAACTACATCATGATGAATATGTTCTAAATCTCTATCCATATCCTATCCATTTTTGAATATAATGTTACCAGCACCTTTTAAATTACCGAATGCAGTAATAGCATTTATACCAATTAATGAGTTTTCATCAAAATAATATGCAACAGCTTGTTCACCAGGGGATAAATGTTTTGACATTAAATTTTGATATGCTTCTTCATAACATACGAATGGATAACGGTTATATGAATTTATATTTGATTTAGCAGTAGGTAATATTTCGTATTGATTGTTATTCATCTTAATTAAAACTAAACTTTATATATTTATTGAAAATCAATAAATAGAATAAAGGTTTAATATCATAAATAATGGAAAAGGATATTATATTAGCTAAAGGTAATATATAGAATGTGCTTAAACGAATAGGCGTATATAAAAGTAATTTATTTTGTATAGGTGAAGATGATATAACAAAATCAGGTGTTATTGTATGTAACGGTGATATTATTTCTTCACGTATATTAGATATTACTATAAAGGCCGGTGGTGCAACTGGTAGTATGTTATCATATAATTAGAATTATATTAATCATATAGATGTAAAATATGTTGATCCTAATGATAAAGATATAAAAACAATGTCATTTAATATACTTGATAATGATGCTTTAATTGAAATTATTAAGTTTATCACAGAAAAATAGCAAGATAAAGAAAACATCGAAAAAATTGAGAAAAACTAGCTAATTTTTGATGAAAAACTTAAAAAAATCTAGCAATTTTTAATCGAAAATAAAACACAGATAGAATGTATTGGAGAATTGAAAAACTAGATTTTAGATATGAATAATAAACTTGATGTTTTACTTACAGAAAGAAGTTTAAGACATTAATTTAATTTTACAATATAATTTATATGATGAAGAAATAGAATAATAAATTTGTATCATTTTATGATTATAAGAAAAGTAATTCATTAAGATATAAATTAATGAATGAAAATATAAAGTATAATTATGAATATACATCCTATAAGAATGAAATGATATAGTTATATGAAGAATATATAAATAGATATTTTTTAAATACAAGTATATTTAATCCATATGATAATTATATTGATTCATTAAATGAAGGATTAATTATGTCATATAATTATGATATATTTGCAGAATATCTTGAGAAATATTCAGGTATAACGGTATTGGATATTAATTATGTTGATAATAATGATGCAGATACAAAAATGTTATATTTTATTACATATGAAGATGAATATAATAAGTATAAAGATAAGTTAAAAACGTATATTAATAAATGCGGTTATTTTATTTCATTATTAAATAAGTATACATATCAAGGATTAAAGCTAGTAGATATATAGGTTGAACCAAAATTTATTGTGGAAGTAACATCAGGTATATATGATAAGTATGATTTAATATATGATAAAGAAAATGATGGTATTAAAAATAAATGTAATGGTATTTTATATCATATAACTTTGGATGCAAAATATAATAAAATAAAAGATAATGGGTTAATACCAAAATCAGGAAATAAAAAATCTATTCATCCTGAAAGAATTTATTTTTATCCATCAAATCTTATAGATAAACCTGATATATCATTAATTTCACAAGCAAAATTTTTATATAAACCTAATGGAAAATATATAAATTCTGTTATGAAATATGTAACGAAAAAAGGGTTAAAAATAGATATATTAAAAATTGATTTATATAAGTATCAAAATATAAAATATAGATTTTTTCAAGATCCTAATCATCCACAAGGAATATTTACATATGAACCTGTACATCCAGAATGTGTAGAATTATATAAATCATTTTATGTTTAAAATATGAGTAAAGAAACAAATATACATTTGAAAGCAATAATATAGGTAATTATATTATTTTTAATTTTAGGAATAATATATTTTATAATAACTTTATAATTCAAAATTAAATCTATTTAAGCATGGATCGTGGTGAACGACGTTATCGTCAAAAGAAAAAGTGGATTTCTCGTTTAAAGAAATTATGGAATTCACATGTATTTTGGAATTATATTTCTCCTGTAAAGAAAAAGAAACCAAAATGTATTAGAGAAATGAAAGAACATAGAGCTACATCATGGCAAGATTTTACGAAGGATCATTTTGGTGTATTAGTTAAAAATACAGGAACTGTTATGACTGATAATAAACGTTTGGATATTACAGAAGAACATAAGAGAAAAATGCAAAACAGAAAACTTACAAAGGAAGATCAAGAAGAAGTTGATGAATATCTTGATAGAAAAGAACATCCATATAGGTTTGAAGATTTTTGTTGTAATTGTGATAATTTTCCTGGAGATAGATTATATGAATCTAGAGAATACGATGGTAAAGATGTTTGTCCATTTGTAGAAAGATTTAAATCTGGTGAATTAAATGGAGATACAGAATGGCAGAAGTTAGGATGTGAAAGTTTTATTGATTAATTAAATATTATTATAGGTGATTAGCAAATTATAGTTAATCACCTATAACTTTTTATATATTTTCTTATATAATCTTTAACTAATAATATTTTTAATTTATGACAATGATGAAAACAGATATTGAAATTTCGCAGAGTGCACAACTTCAAAGTATTGATTATGTATTTGAAAAACTTGTTCCTTATGATGATCGTATAAAAAATGGATATATTGAGCAGTACGGTAATTATATGGGTAAAATTCCATTGACATATTTAAAATCAGGAATGGAATGTGCAAATAAACATCTTATTCTTGTAACTTCAATTAGTCCTACTAAATCTGGTATTGGTAAGACAACTGTAAGTGTAGGATTGAATGATGCACTTAAGAAATTAAAGAAAAATTCCATTGCGGTATTGAGAGAACCTTCTCTTGGACCATGTTTTGGTATGAAAGGAGGCGCATGTGGAGGTGGTTATTCACAAGTAGTACCAATGGATAAGATTAATCTTCATTTCACGGGAGATTTTCATGCAATTACAACAGCAAATAATATGATTGCTTCTGCAATCGATAATTATTTCTATCATAATCCAGAAAAAGAATTAGATATAAAGAAAATTACATTTAGACGCTGTTTAGATATTAATGATAGGTCTCTTAGAACTATTTACACAACACAGCGATATGGAAAACTTATTCAAACAGGATTTGATATTACGCCAGCATCAGAAATGATGGCAATTTTTTGCATGGCATATGATATAGATGATTTACGTAAACGTATTGATAAAATTATCATTGCAGAGCGAGAAGATGGTAGTTTTATGTATTGTAAAGAATTAGGAATAACCGGTTCAATTGTTGCATTGTTATCAGATGCGATTAAACCTAATTTAGTACAGAGTCTTTATAATAATCCTGTTATTATTCATGGTGGTCCATTCGCTAATATTGCACATGGTTGTAATTCAGTTATCGCAACACGTATGGGATTGTCATTATGCGATTATGTTGTAACAGAAGCAGGATTCGGTTCAGACCTTGGTGCTGAAAAATTCATTGATATTAAATGTAGAACTGCAGGTTTTTCACCAGATGTTATTGTATTGGTTGTGGCTATTCCAGGTTTGAAAAATCAAGGTGGTTGTAAAGATATAACAAAGGAAGATACAAGATCACTTGAGATAGGACTCAAGAACCTTGATCAACATTTGAATGCACTTAATACATTTGGTTATAAGATTATTGTCACTAATAATGTATATGATACAGATACGCGAAATGAACAGATAATTCTTGAGAATTTCTGTAAGAGTAGAAAGGTAAAGTGTATTAAGAATACATGCTATGTAGATGGTAGAGATGGAGCATTAAATTTAGCACAAGAAGTTATTGATACCATTGATAATACGAAGCATATAGCATTTCCAAATTGGGCATATCAAAAATATGATAATATAAAAGATAAGATTTCAGATCTTTGTGAAAATATTTATGGTATAAATTCAGATAATATACGTTATTCATATAAGGCTGAAAAGTTTATTGAGAAATATGATAAGACATATGAGAATTATAAGGATGAATTAATTCAGGAAATTAGTGAATATCCTATTTGTATGGCAAAGACACAATATTCATTTTCAGATAATCCATCAGTATTGCCAGTGCCAACACATGATACTACATTTACTATTGATGAAATTAAAATTAATAGAGGTGCTGGATTTTTAGTTGTTATTGCAGGTAATATGATGCGAATGCCTGGTTTACCAAAAGAACCAGCAGCAAAGAAAATAGATTATGTTGATGGAAAAATTACAGGATTGAATTAATGAATGATAAAATAATAGATATAAATGAGTGGTTGAGATGGGTGATTTCCTTACACTCATCTCAAAAACAAATTAATACCATAAAACCATATTGGAAATGTAAATCTATGGGAGATTATCTTAAAGTTTTTAAAAACGATATAGGAAAATTTGGTAAGACTATACCGGATATTAATGATACTGAATGGATAGATGGTAAATATTCATGGGAGTTAGATAGATTATTTGATATATATAAATTTGTTCCTAATTGTGAACAACTCGCAAAGGTTAATATAGGATATTTTGTATTAAAAGAAACATTAGACAATGATAAATGGAAATATTATATTCAAGTGATAAAACAATATGATAAAGAAGTGAAAGATTATAAAGGTGGTCCATTTACATTTAGAATTATAATGGTAGACTTTGGTATTTTTAAATTATACGCACGTCAAACAAGAGAATTAGAAGGTGACCATAAACATGTAATGTATTCTAATATTAAAAATAAAGAATTAGAGGAACAAAATAAGTTTATTGAATGCTGGAGTGATGATCAATGTATATTCATATCTATACCAGGACTAAAAATCAATAAAGATTTAATAAAAGGTAAATCTCAAAAAATTGAATTACAAAAAGAAAAACGTTTATATTGTTTTAATGATAATAATGGAAACAAATATCAATTACCAGAATTATATTATCCTACAAATATAAGAACATTTATTGATTATTGTATAGATAAAAAAATATTACCATTTTCAAAAACTGTTAGAATTTGGTCTAAAACTGATTATTATGAGATATATTCAGACCCTGAAAATAAATCGTTCAAAGATTATATGTCAGAGGACGAAATGTTATATCGTTATCCATTTCCTATGATGAATATTAAATCAAAAAAAGAAATAAAAGAATATATTAATGATAGGAAGCAAAAACATGCATGGGAAATAAATCGAGGTTTACCAAAAACAGTTACAATAAATTATAATATAAATGATATATTCGTACCTATTGATTCAATTACGCAAGATATATGTAATGAATTTATATATAAGATGAATAATAGTAAATTATATGAAATAATACAATGAATAAGGAATTACAACAATATATAAATAAAGCAGATAATTCTCAAAATATAAAGTATTTTGAGAATATGATGAATGCTTTATATAATAAAGCATATGAATATCGTAAATTAAGAGATGAAGCAATTATATCTAATAAAGATTTGAGAGGAAAATATGTAAGGTTATCAAAAGAACGAGATTATGATAATCCAGTATATATGCATGTAGTTAATCAGTTCGTTACAAATGATGGTGGTAGAGATAGATACCAAGTATATCTTGAAGGATTAACATTTAGATATAGTGATGCAACTATATATTTGGATAATATATGGCAAGAAGTAGATGGATGTAGACAAATTCATTATGATATTCATGAATTTGAAAATCTTCAAGTTAAATATTTAACAGAAGGAGAATTCAGAAAGTTATATATGGAAATGGTTAGTAATATGGTATCTATTTATGAACATGCAGAAAAGTTAATAAATAATAAAATTTCATCAAAATAATTTTAGACTTTATTAATATAATTATGTATAAAATACATAATGAATGTTAATTAAGTTATTTTTTAATTATCAAAATTAATTAAAATAAATTTAAAAATATTTAAGACTTTTTTAACATTCTTATGTAAAATATACATAAGATTTAAATGATAGAATTCTTATATAAAGGACAAAAGTGCTATACCAATAATCTTCCGAAGAAATTAAAGAGAATGAAGATTACAGAGAATGATATTGAAATCCTTAGAGAATTTGATGAAACACAGAAGAAAGTAAAACCAGAAGATAATAACAATGAATTTGATAATTGGACTAAAGTTGTATATTGGGATCCTATTACAAATTATACACATATTGGTTTTACACATGGTATGAATAAACCTGATAAAAATGAATTTTTTAAAAATTCTAAATGGAATGAAGAAACAAAAACAGGGTTAAAATATTGTACTAAAGAATGGATTGATAATGTTGTTTTGTTAAATGGAATACCTAAATATCCTATTGTAATAGGTGATGATGGTAAGCCTGTGTTAGAAACAAAATATAATTGGTAATTATTAATGTCTAAAGATGATTTAGTAAATATACAAGAACAACCAGGAATTTATATGATTTAGAATGATATAAATAAAAAATGTTATATAGGCTAGAGTATAAATTTACATACAAGATTGTTACATCATATAAATAATTCTATAAATAATCGTTATAATGCACCAATATATAGAGCATTTAAAAAATATGGTATAGAAAATTTTTCTGTATATATTTTAAAAAAATTTGATAATCCTATAACTACATATATTAAAGAATAGTTAGATATTTATGAGAAGAAATATATTAATGAATATAATAGTTATGGAAGCACGGGATATAATCAAACAAAAGGTGGTGATGGAGGTATAGATGGATATAAATTTACTAAAGAACAAAAATTAACAATTTCTAAAAATTCGTATAAAATATAGAATGATGGTAGAAATACAATATATTGTTATGATATAAAAAATAATAAATTTATTGAATCAACATCATTATAGGAATTAAAACGATAGTTAAATGTTAATTTTAGAACAGGATGTATTAGAAATTTATTAATATATAATCAATATATTTTATCACGTTCAAAAGATGATTTATTATAGAAAATTAATAAGTATAATAATAAATTATAGGAGTATAATACAAATGGTTGTAGTAAATTAACTCATGAAATGAAAGATGATATAATTAATAATATATCAGAAAAAGAATTTCTTAGTAAATATAATGTATGTAAATCTACATATTATCATTATAAAGAAAAATTAAATATATCTTAATTGCGTGTATTAAGATATAGTATTGGGGATTAGTATAGTGGTCAGTACAGAGGTCTCTAAAACCTTTAGGCCGAGTTCGAGTCTCGGATCCCCAACAATTAAATGACATAAGTAATATTTTAAAGATTTGATGAATTATGAAGCAGAAGACAATTATTAAGACAGAATATTACGCAGATGATGGTAGAGTATTTAATAATGAGAATGATTGTAAGTTATATGAGGATAAAGTGAAAATTCCAAAGATTGGATTATACTCGGTTATTGATAAGTATGACGCTAAATCAGTTGTTAATTATATAGATTTGATTTTAGGACAATATAATGTTATTGGAGATTCATATATTAGAGATACTAAAATTAAAAATATGTTAACACATCTTCAAAAACAATTTTCTAGTTATTTACCGGATGAAAAGTAATATATAAGATGTCTTATTCTATTAAAAATAATAGTGAGATGATTTAATGAATAAGGAAGATATATTGAAGAATGAATATACAGAAATTGCAGACTTAGCAACAAGAATGATTAATAATGCAAAAGAAGCAGAAGCATTATATAATGAAGTAAAGAGAATTAATAGTATGCAATTAATAGAAGATAATTTATTTAACCTTCAATTTGTAATGAATTGGCAGGATATTTTGAATAAGGTATCTATTACACAGGTTGAAGATTGTTAAGAAATATAAGGTCGAGATTATTTTTTAGTCTCGACTTTTTTAATTAAAATATTTTATGTATCTTTGAATTGTTAAATATAAAAATAGAATTTTATGAAAGTTAAATCATATATATTTGTACATAATAAAGAAAAATCTACATATAATATTCCAGACGAA